TAAAATTTGTTACACCATTTATTACGGTAGTTGATATTGTAATTGCTGTCAATACTTGATAATATTCTAAATCGGAAGCAAACGTATATCTTTGACAAGTATCCCCACTATTTATTATCGTATATTCTGCGGTACCCGCAAAACCTTCCAGTCTTATACAATTATCATCATAAATGGTTTGAGGTCCAAGTGTTGTTGTAATAATTGTATGGCTATTATTACTACAATCTCTATATATAATAGTTCCAACACCACCGTCTAAATAAGTAACATCGACCACAACACTATCAAAACAGAAGTCTTCAATATTTTTATTTTTTGGAATTACATATGAGGTGGTTAGATTATTGAATCTATTATTTGGGTCGGCGTAGTCTACATTCATCACAAATTCGTCAGTTTGCAATTTTCCCTTAATACCTTCAATAGTCGTTGTTGGCGTATTTCCTGACCACAAAAAATTAGTATCTGTAGAACCAGTAGGGTTTATAAAAGACAGAATTGAACCTGATTCTAAATTGTCAATAAAATCGGGGAGTACTAATACCGTTAAAGTATTGTCGTAGTGATAATTTAGATTTGAATCTGCTGCGAAAGTAACTTTAATCCTATTAACATTTTCATAATACTTGTTGTTTGTATTAAAAATGTTAATTCTAACTCCTAATGGTATTGTTGTTTGAATCGAATATCCAAGACCCGTTGAACCAAAGGATGGACCGGTGTCAAATGGGATAGAAGCTTGGGTAGCCGTTATACTTCGTGAATCACTTCTACCATTTTTAAATCTTAATGCGGATTTATCTGCAGGGTTCCGATTAGTTGCGATGGCTTCGGTGATATTGGTAACAACTGCCGTTAAATAAGGAGAATCTACGGGATAGTATGGTGCAACTAATGGTTCAAGAATATTATAATATTGTGCTGGGTCAGATATTGGAGTTAAAAAAATTGAAGTTGGAGATGCTAATGGTGATTGTGTAGGTGTGGTTACAACGGATGCTCCATCACATTCACAAGCCTGACAATCAGGATAAGTAATCATCGGTAGGTTAAATGTTCCAGTTTCTCTTTTACAATATTTAGAATAGCTACGAAATGGGTACCAATCAATAACTCCTCCAATACCAACTCCCGAAAGCCAACATAAGAAGTCATAAACAAGGTTTACAATGTAAAGTACAATGTGAGCCGCAACTAAAACCGCCAAACCAACTGGTTGTAATATTGTGAGAAGAATTGAAAATAAAAAGTATATTAAATCAAAATTTCTAAACCCCTCATTTACTGGAAATTTATTGATGCTATCACAATCTTGACTATCAATTTCTTTAATACCTATAAATCTACCTCTAAAACCATTTTTAAATTGGTCAATAAATCCTGAAACAGTATAAACTCTATTAAATTCAAATTCATAAAAAGTATCTTCACAATTTATTGCCGCTTGAGTATTTGTATATCCCGTCCAATCTAATCCAAAATAATAAGAGCCAGCCAATTTTTCATTATCTAAATAGTTGGTTGCCAAATTTGGGTCAGATGATGAATTTGACCAACCATATTCTTTAATATTTGGAACTAAGAAATATGGTCGTTTTACGTCAGTTAATGATGGAGGTTGCTGCCACTTAATTTTAAATCGATATTTTGATTTAGTTGGTATTCCCAATGTTGGGTCATTTGAGATAACTCTCTCACCAAATTCATTAGTGATAATATAATCTAAATTCATTGGTAATTCAGTTAACCAAACTCCATCACCGTCAATAATATTTCCTGATTGTTCTAATTTAAATTCTTCTAATATTGGTTTACCTGTATCATCTTGTTGAATAGTTTGTCTAATTACCAATATTTGTCCAGGTCCTGACTGTAAACTACAAAGATTTCCCATGTTATCTTTTGGTCTTGCATTTTTTCTAACTCTAAATTTATCTGGAGTTGAGTATATTGAGCCCATAAAAACCGCAGTGGGTTGTATGTCAACATTTGAATCGTCTCTTAAATCAAAATCTAAACGATTAATGGCTATGTCACAAATATCAGGTTCACCCCAAAGTGGTGAAATGTCTAACTGTTTAACAGAATTTATAATTTGTGGTAATGAATTTAAATCTGTTGATGTTTTGAATCTATTACCCGCAACTTGTCCTTCAGTTGCAAGACCCATTCTAATTAAATCTTGTGGTGTTAATGAAAACTCTCCAATGTCAGATAAATCAACATCCATAACTACAGTTTGAAACCCTATTGGCACACCCATTATCATGTAATCACCACTTTCATTTGTTTTGGATGTTAGAAGATAATATTTGTCATAAATTTCAATTGTGGTTGTTTCTGTTAACACATCCATTCTTGATGGAAGAGTTCCTGTTGCCGCATGAGCGGAATAAGATTTCATGTAAGGTAATAAATTATACCTATATCCATCTTCATTTGCATCGTTAGGTGATTTATACGGATAGATACTGGAAATTATTGGGTTTGATACATCAAGATTACTAATAGGAATAAAGATTGATACTCTAGCGTTTGGTAATCCAAACCCATTGTTTGCCGTTACTCTTCCAACAATAACTCCATAATCCGCACAACTTCTATTATAAACATCTTCTTGTTGTAATTTTAAAGATAAAATCTCTAATTGTTCAAACTCTTGGTCTAATTGTACGTTGATTGTTTTGTTAATACCTAACTCAGTCCTTATTCTATATGATTGACCCATTAATACCTTTAATTAATAAATAGTTTATGTGGGATTTTTAAAATGAACACACACAATTAAATAATAATCTAAAGAAAAAATAAGTGAACTTGTTAAGAGAAAGTAATCGATTGGAAGTTTTTAACTGAAACTTTAATATCTTTACCAGGGTACCTAATTTGATAAACTTGTGATGGTTGCGCAAATATAGTATCATCAACTGGCCCAATAAGTTTTACTGCCGGGTCTGAATACTCCATAGATGTTTCTGCTGATGAATACTGACCTCCAACCTCATTAAATATATCTAAGGTTGTCACGGTTAATACCCCATTTGTATTTTGAATAATACTTCTAAGTTCTGATAAATAGACATTTTGGCCTAATTGTCTTGTCTGAGGGTTAAAATATGTTGATACTTTATCAATAACACTTGAAATAACTTGTCCTGAGTTTTGAGCGGAATCTAAGACAATTGCAACATCAACACTCAAATCAATAACCTCAGCACTGAATATAGAAATATAATCATTCATCATTCGGTAATTTGATAAATAATTTGCAATGTTTTGTCTTAAAGTATTTGAAACAATGTTTGTTAATTTACCTGAAGTATCAAAAGATAGTATTTGAATTAAAATTTTATTATTATTTTCGGTAATAGAAACTTTAGCGGGTGCCCCAAATTGGGATGGCATGTTTCTAATAATTGATTCATAATCTTGTACTGTTACCGCCCTTTTTTGTGCTGAAAAATTAAATGAAACGTAATTTCTAATTTCTTCTAATGAGGGAATTCCCGCTCCACCAACAGCTGCCGTGACATTTACACATCTTAATGAATTAACTACAGTAGAGTTTGTTGTTTCAGAAGGCCCATTAACATAAAAAGATATGGTACCTAATTGATTAATTACATTTGAACCTAAATTTGTTGCTAATCCACCACCAACTCTATATTGAATAAACAATGTTGAATTTGGAGATAATGCCGAACCTAATGAAAAATTATTTGAGTATTTTTGAAGTTCTAATGTGGTACCTAAAGTTGTGAATTGGTTTAATTGGTCTTGAGCAGTGTTTGTTCCTCCACCAAATGTCATTTTTTTAAATCCTTCAGGTGTAAATTCCGTAATAAATCTATTTTGTGTTTGAATGTATTTTCCAACTTTAATTCCAGGTTGGTCGGAAACTTTTGTTAAGTCTTCAATAAAAACTCGGTCTTCCGCCAAAGCATCTACCTCATACCATTTATTATCTAAACCTAAAAACTCTGCAGTTGTCGGTGTATTTGTATATTGTGTACCATTTTTTAATATGACACTTGTAATACCTAATACGTTCTTTTCTGGTAGAAATAATTCAAAGAAAGGTTTAACATCATTTGCTCCAATAACTCTTTTAAATACTTTTGTTATACCATTAACAACAACTTCTCTTTTTGTAATAGTATAATTAACTAAAATATTATTAGAATTAAAGTTTGGAATTTTTAATCTATTTGGAAACCCTTGGGAATTATATGGTGAGGCAAAATCAATATCATTAACATTTTCAAATACAATTCCAGCCCCAACAACTTGTGAACCTCTTGTTAATATTCCAAGATATCTTTCATCTTCTTTATCACCAAAAGCAGGAACTGTAACTGAAAAATCAACCAAAGAAACTGAAGGTCTTTGACCTGGTAATTTTAATCCGTAAGTTCTAGCGATATTATATATTGATGACCTTTGTTGTGCATATTGTAATACTGTTTCCTGAATACTTCGGTCAATATTATAATGTAAGTTGTCAGCAATTGCAGCATTTAAATCAATAAATACGGAAAATATTGAAGCGTCATTAAAATCTTGAATTAAGTCAGGATAGTAAGTTTTAGTATAATTTAAAAGTTCTGTCCTAATTGACTGATAATCTCTTGTTGCGTACGATATTTTATTATTTGCCATTTATATTAAATATTAATAATAACAAAATCACTCTGTGCATATGTTGAGCCGTTTGTTGAGTAATCTAATCTTATTTTTGCGGTGTATTCAGAAGTTCCTTTACCCGGAAATCTGTAAATTGATGATTCATTAGTTCCTACAAAATTTTGACCTGTTGCAATATCAACTTCTTCTTCTGGGTCTGCAGGTAATATACTTAAACTATTAACTAATAAATTTGGCATAAAATTTTCAATAGCGTCTCTTATGTCAGATTCAATTGCAGTAAAAGTAACACCATCAAATGGTTCAAAGATAAATTCATATAATCTTGTGCCAAATTGCGGTAAAAAGTATCGAGAACCTCTTCTTGTTAACAATAAATGTATTAAGTCCGCTTTAATTTCTTGGGATTGTAGTTCAGTAAGTTCTAAATAATCCCCTCGTCTAGAATCTCGAAAAGGGAAATTAATACCATAAGTAACACCATTTGCCATAACTATAAATATAGTACTATCTATTTTTCTTTAAATAGATTAAAAATGAAAAATCCCGACGTGTCGGGATTTATATTTAAGAGCTACACCCAAAACATTCAAAAGGACTATCTTTAGGTTTTGTGTTTAATTCAATTATTTCAACTTTTGGTATTTCAATCTTAACATTAGGTTTTGATATTTTTGAAACATCAACCGCCAAGTGTTTTGCTCCCGTTGAAATTGCTTTAGTTCTAACATAATAACATAAAGTTTTTAATCCTTTTTCCCATGAATGGAAATGTGATGAGGTAATTTTAGACAATGTTGGATTTGCCATATAAATATTCATTGATTGTGATTGGTCAATAAATGGTGCTCTATCTGCCGCCATATTAATCAATTCTTTTTGTGAAATTTCCCAAATTGTTTTGTATTTACTAATCAAGTATTCAATACGTTTAACTTTCTTGGTATAGTTTTTATCCTCAGTGTCAAGATGGTTATTAAAGTTAATGTTTTGAATTGAACCTTCATTTAAAATGATTTCATTTTTTAATTCTTCACTCCAAATACCAATCTTTTCAAAATCATTAATCAAGTATTTGTTCACAATCATTATTTCACCACCAACAACTCGTCTATTAAAAAGGGCAGAATGTGCGGGTTCTGTCATTTCAAACGAACCTGTAATTTTTGCTGAAGACGCTACAGGCATTTGAGCGGTAAATAATGAATTACAAACACCATAATTTTTAACGTTTTGTTTTAAATCGTTCCAAGGCCATCTACCTGAAAGGTCATCTTCGTTTAACCCCCACATATCAAATTGAAATACTCCTTTAGACATAGGTGAACCCTTGAAGTGAACGTATGGTTCGTATTTACCTTCCATACATAATTTATTACTTTCGGTGATTGCCGCAAAATAGATAGTTTCAA